CAAGTAGCTGATAGATCCTACGCGCTGGTCATTCACGGCGGCGCTACTGGTGTCGATAGCCTAGCAGCCGACTGGGCCCATAAAAACGGTGTGCATACAGCTCGCGTTGACGCTCTGTGGGAGGTCTACGGCAAGGCAGCCGGTCCGCTGCGTAACGCTGCTATGGCTAGTCTGTATCCAGACGTTCTGCTCGCTTTCCCGGGCGGTAAAGGTACTGAGTCAATGATCCGCATTGCTCACGACTTGGGAATCTACGTTGAGAGGGTTACGTAATGAGCTTCTATAACACAATCGAACTAGCAGGCGATCAGCTTACGCAAGCTCGCACGCAAGTACGGTCACAAGAGGATCGCATCCTAGCCTTGTTCCAGCGCTATCGACTTAGCTGGACTCCAGCCGACGTGCTTGTCTATATGCCAGCACGGACTCCAATAACTAGCGTCCGGCGCGCTATGACTAACTTGACAGCCAAGGGATTGCTTAAAAAGATACCGCTGTCTGAAAAGACACGTGTTGGCTATTACGGTAAGCCTGTGCATTCTTGGACACTGTCATGAGCCGGGTTTGGGATAAGACGCCAAAGGCGAAGGGTTCAACTCTACGGCCGTTCAGCGGGGAAGTAGTTCCACTCGAGATTAAAGACGAGCTGTACTTTAATCGCCGGTACGAGATAGACGTTGCAACAGCGGCTCATCATATCCGGGTGGCTCCGACAACTAACCGCTACGTGCTTCCGATCTATTCGCCTGAAGGCTGGTGGCGCGGCGTAGTGCTCCGCACGCCGTGGCCGGAAGCTCCCAGGAAGCTAATAGAGACGACTTTTAGCTTGCCGAAGGCTGACACGTTCATGTCTCGTCACGAGCCGGTTCAGAGCTTCTACCGTGCCGAGCACGGGGACCATAGCCACTTAGTCATAGTCGAGGATCAGCTGTCTGCAATCAAGCTGGTAGACCATGGCCATGACGCGGTTGCTGTGCTAGGGACCCCCTATAGCAAGTGGCTTACTAGCTTTGCTGATGCCCCACGCATAGCGGAGCTAGCGCGAGAGGCAGGTAGCCGTGAAACAATCGTCGCTTTCGATGCTGACGCGACAGATCAAGCATTTGAGTTTGTTCGCAAATGGGGACCTACGTTCCAACGCATTCGCGTTGCGATATTGGACATGGATCTGAAAGACACTCCGTATAACGAGTTTAGAGGGATTCTAGGTGTTTGAAACACGACGCGAATTGACGGACCGAGAGAAAGACAATCGGTTTCAGTACGACTTACTCAACGCAGAGTATGTTGTAGAGACTAGGCGTACGTCTGAAAAGGACGCTCAGGCTGACGTGGAAATTCTGAAATTCCTGGGCAAGAAAGCTTGGGTAGTGAATACAGAGCTTCATTCTGAATCGCGGAGGGTTTGAAATGCTCGGATTAGCAATGATGGCTTACAACCTTGCTCGTATGCGAGTTACCCCGCGAGCCTATAAGATGATTGGCTACCAGAAACACGGGGGACCGGTATCACGCGCTGGCGGAGCTGGCGGGTTCGCTAGCTATGAGTACTACCAGATCATTGACCGCATTAGTCGTGGAGAAAAGCCGTAATGGCGCTTCTAGTAATGACCGGTATTGCCTTTTTCATGACAGGTTTCGTTGCTGGTGTAATCGTATCCATTATTGCAGACAAGCGATGACTCCTGTCACAGACTCGCTGTTACAACTGCTAGCTAAAGGCACTGGCCGAGCGTATCCGCACGAGAGCAAGGCCATGGCGCTAGAGCTAATCGAGTTGCGAGCTAAGGCAAAGGCAGCTGCTGCAAACCTTAACTTTGTCCCACGTGCTGGCACCACTGTTGTTCCGCCACAGGGCGGCGCCGTCCCTTGAGCGATGCGAAGATCATTGCAGCGGCTATTGCTAGCCGCGAAGCGTATGACAAGGTTGCTCCGCACGTTGTAGACAGTGATCTATCTCCGCCCGGGCAATTCTGGTGGAAGCTAATAGGAGAGTGGTATGGAAGGGATCGTAACTCTCGCAGTGTCGATCTTTCAGCTATCGCTGATATGGGGAGTACTCGCGCTAGCAGCAGCCCCAAGACAAGGACCATTGTTGAAACTTTTATTCGGGATCTCCCTAGCCATGTTAGTCCTGTCAATACTGCCCAGGCGCTACTCGAGCTCAAAAGACACAACGCAGGACTCGAGCTTGCAGCAGCCATCGCCAGCGGAGACACCAAGAAGCAATCCAAGCTATTGCCCGTCTTCCACGAGTTGTCACAAGCAACGGATCTAAAGACACGTAGACAGGTGAAGTATGAGTATGCAGCTAGAATTGATCAGCTGTTTAGCAAAGTCGGTAGAGAGCGAAGGATTCCGCTTGCTCCGAGTCGAATTAATACCCGTATTGACGGGGGCGCGCTTCCGGGTCACCACATTATCTTGTTTGGACGGCCAGAAGTTGGAAAAAGTACTTTCTCTATCAACTTCGCCGTTGGACTGGCTATCAAACAAGCTCAGCGTGTGCTCTACGTTGGCAACGAAGATCAAATCGACATTCTCAAAGCCCGAGCAGTTGCCCGAGCGACAGGGCTAACCAGCAATGAAGTTGAGCAAGATACTGCCCGAGCGATTGCCCTATACAATGAGCGCGGAGGGGAGGAACGCCTACACTTTGTGCAGATGTTTGACGGCGGTCCTGACGACTTACGCCCCCTCATTGAGGAAGTTCAGCCATCAGTTATCGTGCTTGATCAGATACGTAATCTGGCAGGTTCGGCTGATGGCATGGTCCAGAAGCTCGAGGAAAACGGACAAGCCTTCCGGCGGCTCCTGCTCGAATACTCCCTAATCGGCCTGTCTATCACGCAAGCTGGTGGCTCCGCAGAGGGCAAAGCGTGGCTGAACATGACAGACATGGACAATTCCAAGACAGGACTACCAGGTACTGCCGATCTGATGATCGGTATGGGAGCGGATCAGACGATGCTTTCCCGCGATCAGCGGGCGCTTAGCTTCGTCAAAAACAAGTTGAGCAGTGATCCAACCTCGAAAGAGGGTTTAGTCGTAGACATAGACAAATCACGGAGTGCGCTGAAATGACTATCGCGATCAATACTAACCGTCTGCCGATGCCCAAGACACGGGCTATACAGATTGCCAAGGAGATTGCTGGAGCCCGGAAGAAATGGGGTAAGCAGGCGAATCCGCCGTACAAGCTGGATCAGATTATGGACGCCATTGTCACTCTAGACGCGTCTGGAGCTTTCGAGGATCAGAAGGCACCGGAAGGTCCGAGCCCGGAGGAAATCACCAAGCTCCGTAGACAGCTGGCAGCTTGCACGAACCGAGAGAAGGCGCGGAGCGGCAAGGCTGAAGTTGCCGATGAAAATTGAAACGCTGGCTGATCGCGGCCTTGCACTACGCCCAGAAGAGCGTGTTGTCTCAATGGTTTCACACCGTGACTACGTGCTAATCGTAACAGATCAGGGATCACTATATCGCGTCTGGTTCGAACACTTCGATTACTAGTGGTGTACGAATCACCGGTGCATAAAGTGACGTTTTGGGCCGATACCTAAGTAGGAGGGATGAAAAAACATGGCTCTGCCGAAGTTCCTAGCCGACCTAGATCCGACCATCTTCTTGGGCGACAACTACGTCGTCCTAGACGTTGAGACGGATACGGCGCACGGAGACTTCGGGCATGCGGTCCACAAGGATAACCAGCTGCTATTAGCGTGCTGGAAGGGTGGGCCGGGACATCCCTGGAACACCAGCGGAAAGTCAGGGCGCACACGGTGTGAGTGGGGTAATGAGCTAGAGCATGAGAATCTTACTCAGGCTATAGAGATAGCCGAGTTTATCGTATGCCACAACTGCAAGTATGAGCTGGGATGGCTCAAGAGGATGGGTGTTGATCTACGGAAGGTTCTAGCGTTCGACACCATGCTGGGGGAGTACGTACTGCTTGGGAATCTCGCGGCCGGCAGTGCGGAGTTGGGGATGGCGCCGCGCGGCTTGGATCTGAATACGGTTTGCATGCGCCGGGGCTTGCCGATCAAGGATCCAGCTGTGGATATCATGATACAGAACGGGATCAATCCCGTGAGTATCCCCCGGACGTGGCTGCAGGGCCGGTGTCATCAGGACGTGGAGACAACGGAGCAGGTATTCCTCTCGCAACGGGGTGAGTTGCAGGGCCGTAAGCTCTTACCTGTCCAGTACACACGATGCTTGTTGACGCCGGTCCTTGCAGACATTGAATCGGAAGGGATGGCTGTAGACGGAGAGGCTGTTAGACAGGAGTACACGAAGTATGCCGCGAAGCTGGCCGAGCTGTCTGAGCAAATGGACAAGATAACCGGCGGGATAAATACCCGGTCCAACGTCCAGATGGGCAAGTTCCTCTACTCCAAGGAAGGCTTGGGATTTAGGGAGCTGGCCAACAAGCGAGGGGAGCCTAAGCGTAACGCTCCGTCGAAAGCCTTTCCTGACGGGGCGCCGCTGACGGACAACAAGACGCTAGAGAAGCTAGAGGCTAAGACTGATAAGCAGAAAGAGTTCCTAGCGCTCCGCAAGGAGCTGGGGAAGGTTCAGGCAATCCTGTCTAAAAACCTCGAGTTTTTCCGAGGGGTGATAGACGAATACGGAGGGGTCTTCTATGGGCAGATTCACCAGACTCGTACCGCTACTCATCGCACTAGTAGTAGTGGTATGCCCATGGTTTTTAATACTCAGCGGGATGATTCTGGAAAGCCTATCGAACGAAGCGTCCAGTTTCAGAATTTCCCAAGGCTTCTGAAGAAGCTGCTCAAGGCGAAGCGGGAAGGCTGGCTGATAGGGGAGCCGGATGGTTCACAGATTGAGTTTAGAGTCGCGGCTGTGCTTGGTACCGACGAGCAGGCAATTGCAGATATCACTGATCCAACCTTTGACGCACATCTACTCACAGCGTCCGTGCTCCACAACGTTAGCGTGGAAGAGGTTAAGGCGGAGAAGAAATCTGCTGCGCTGGCGGGCCGAGACGATTGGCGCCAGCTGGCTAAGCCCGACACATACAAGCCGCTATATGGTGGGAAGTATGGAACTCCAGAGCAAGAGCGGTATTACGCATATTTCCGCAATCGCTATTCTGGAGTCGCCCGTACGCAGGAGCGATGGGTAAATGAAGCCGTTGATACGAAAAAGCTCGTTACACCGTGGGGACTCATCTACTACTGGCCGACTGCTCGCAGGGATTCACGAGGAAGAGTCAACGTCGAGTCCGCAGTGGACAACTATCCCGTCCAAGCGCTGGCAACGGCGGAGATTGTTCCAATTGCTGTGGTCTACCTATGGCATAGAATTGCTGAGCGCGGGCTTAGTGACAGTATCAGAATCGTCAATCTTGTCCATGATTCAGCTCCTGCAGAAATCCATCCGGCATCTGTTGAGGTATTCAAGCAGCTAGCACAGCAGGCTTTCACACATGACGTGTATCACTATCTAGATACCGTCTACGACTTGCAGTTTGACAAGGTCCCGCTAGGGATCGGTCTAAAGATTGGGTCCCATTGGGGGGCTGGCCAGGAGGAATCCTGGGATATTTATAGAGACGGCCGAGTAATCAAGAGGAAGTAATGTCTAACATCGTATCCGTTGAGAAACACACCGTAATTGACTCAGTGACTCTCACCCTGACGCCGGATCAGGCGAAAGAGGTTTACGGGCTGGTATCCGCCGCCAGTATCAACTATGTGTCAGACACGTTGGATGCAATCGCTTTCGAGATTGATCGGGAGTTTGAGTTTCAGCTTATGCCGTTCGTGCAGGACGAAAACGGCGAGTTTGGTCCTTATCAGGAGCTACCTACTGTTCTTGAGGACATCGAAGACGAAGATGGCGACTGCGGTTGTGACTTTGACAACGTGGAGTCGCTCTAAAGTGCAGCTCGAGGGCATAGTTAAGAAGATCAGCACGAAGACGGGTACAGGCCGCAAAGGCCCATGGATCCTCTATAGCTTCGCGCTTGGTCTCGACAACGGAACGGAGCAATGGGTTACGTTTGGCTTCGGCAAGGCTCCGCCGTTCGCGGAGGGAGACCGGATCGGGATTGAGGCAAACGAGGATGACAAAGGTTATCTTGTCTACGTCCAGGGAACCGGGCGAATCATCCCAGCAGCAGAAGTACCTGCAGGCAATGGCGGATCTGTGGCTACACAGAGCACAGTAGCAACTAGTGCAGGAGCTAGTACTAACCAAGCTAGTCAACAAGCAAGCAGCTATGACCCCCGGCAAGCGCAGATCGTTCACCAGCACAGCCAGGAAATGGCTATCGCAGCTGTTGGGCTGCTCTTAGCTCACGAGGGGCTACCGATCACTGGAGCGAAGACTAAGGCCGGAGAGGCTAAGCGCTTCGATGAGATTCTGGCTTTCGTAGACAAGCTGACAATCAAGTTCCAGAACGATGTCATTACCGGCCGGCTGAACAGCACGGTTGCTGATATGGGAGTTGTGGTTGTCACGGCCAAGGATGCCATTCCGGCGGCCGAGAAGACAGCGGAGAAGGCTGACACTTCAGGGGATGACTACTAATGGCCGAGAAGCGAGAAGACAGGCAGCTCCCGCCTAGCCTGGGACAGCAGGGACGACAGACGACGATTGAGGATGCGACTGTCTATGAGACTCCAGATTATCGTGTAGTCATATCCAAGCTCACGAATGGCCCGGCGGACATGGCTAAAGAGCTGCTCATAAAGTACGTCATCGTGCACAAGGGGCACGGGGTCATCTACGGGACAACCAACGGCCTTGGGGTAGCAATTGCATCAGCGCTGAACGCCCAAGCGGAGCTGATAAACGCTACGCGGATCGCCAAGGAGCAGAAGGCCCGTAACTTTGAGGCTGACGGTGTGCGGCCGGCGTCAAACAACGACGGGGGGCCTAAGTTCCCTAGGTTCGATTCGTAATGCTTACCGACTATGAAAAAGCAGTGCTGACACTGCTAGCGGCCCAAGTAGGGCTTGCTGCAACTGGCTCAGGAGCGGACACCCGCAAAGCGTTAGCGCTTGCCCGTAAGGGTATCGCTGATGCCCTCGAGCTGCTCGAGCAGGACGCTTTAGAGAACGAATTTGAAGCCTCACGTTCTAGTTGACGGTGACCCTATTGTCTACCGGATCGGCTATGCCAGTCAGTCTCGTGTCATCACGAACGTGATTGAGTACGCGGACGGAGTCGTAGAGCAGAAGCGATTCGCTAGCAAGACGGAGCGTAACGAATACCTGCGGATGCATGAGGGGTCCCAGGTTGTAGACGAGCAAGAGGAAGTCTTCCCTGAGCCAATAGAGAACGCGCTAGGCGGAGCTAAGCGGCTGCTTGGGGAGATAGCCGACGAGACGGGAAGCGATGCACTACACGTGATTCTGAGTGAGAGCTTCGGCAAAGGTAACTTCCGGCACGCCATTGCTAGACAGGCTGTCTACAAGGGTAACCGTAAGCAGCCAAGGCCGGCTCACTATCAGAATATCCGTGATTACTTGGTCAATTACCACGGTGCACAGGTTGTCGAGACCAGGGAAGCGGACGATGAGCTATCTATTCGCGCTAGGCGATACCGGGACATCGATATTCCGTATGTGATCGCTAGCATTGACAAGGATCTGGACCAGATACCCGGACAGCATTACGACTTTGCCAAGAAGGTTGCTTATACCGTCTCGGACGAAGATGCACGGCGCGTTTTCTGGACCCAGGCTCTTGCTGGGGATGCTACAGACAACATACCCGGAGCGTGGAAGATCGGAACGGACACTGCTGAGAAGATCATTCGTGAGCTGGTAGACCAGGGTGTCACCGATCGAACCATCTTCACAGCGATCGTTGAGCAGTATAAGAAATCAGCCAAGAAGAAGGGGGCAAAGTATCAGGCTGAAGATGCGTTGAATGTTGCAATCGAGACAGCACAGCTAGTCTATCTGCAACAGAAACCGTGCGAGTTGTGGAGTCCCCCTGGGGTTCCGTTCGGCAAGATAGGATGCGAAGTTGACGACTAGTCGAGCACGAAGCGTGGACGCAAACACTAAGTTTGCTGAAATCATGGACAAGTACGAGTACCGAGGGGTAGAGCCTCTCGAGAATTGGGACAGCCAGGACTTGTCAGAGCTTGAGACTCTAATCAATGCGGAGCTGCAGGAGCGGCACATAACCGCACAGCGGTACGCCTACCCAAGCTGCAACTGCTCAGCGTGCGATGCTATCCGAGGGGCACCTAGTGTCTAAGACGCCGGGTGTAGGAGAGACTGTCTCTCTGAGTCAGTACCATATCAACATGCGTAGTAGCTCGGAGACTCCACAAGATCCGTACATCCATACCCAGGAGGGACGGTTCTACATCCGCCGGCCTACTTGGCCGGTCCGTGCCATGGCTCACAGCATGGGGCAGACAGCACGGTATCGGGGACACGCCGAAGCCTTCTACTCCGTAGCTGAACACTCGCTACTGGTTGCTGGTCTCATGCGTGACTACGTCGGTGGATCTGTCTACGAGGGGATATTGCACGACGGAGTCGAGTACGTCCTCCCGGATGTCTCTAGCCCGTTTAAGCAGCTCCTACCGGATCTACGGCGCGAAGAGAAGATCCTAGACAAGCATATGCGTGCACACTTCGATCTGCCACCGGAGAAGACGGAGCAAGCAACCATAGCCGACTGGTTAGCCCTATTCATTGAGGCAGCGGAGCTGATACCGGAGAGGGGGGCAGACTTCTTAGACCCCTATAACTTCCGTCCTGTGGCTTTGAAGCTCAGGGAACAGCAACACATACGACTGCTACGGCTGGACTGGAAAGAGGCTCGCAAGGCATGGCTCGAAGCGTACGAGGAAGCAAAGCGCGCTCGGTAATACCGGGCCATAAGGTAGGGGCCAAGCGGCGCGACATGCGCTGGCTAGCTCCAGACGGGACGGAATGGGATAGCAAATTTGAGTACGAAATTTTCCTTACGTACCAGAAGGTAGGGCTAAGTGTCAGACGAACAAACGAACAAGATCGCTTACTTTTTACGCGTCCCGTTAGAAACGGTGCTTGTACCGAATGCGACTCTTGCTCGGTGGTTTCGAGACACTATTACACGCCCGACATATATGTTGGTGCAGCGGACGATAGGGAACGCAGCGGATTACAAGCCACAGGTTATTATGTCGAGGCTAAGGGGTACCTACGGGCCGAGCAACGTTCACTTCTCCGTAGTCTCCGAAAAGCTAGGCCGGATGTTGATCTGCGCCTCATCGTCCAGCGGGACTACAAAGTCACATCCAAGCTCACCATTACCGAATGGGCCAGGAAATACCTACGAGTCCGGGCTCACGTGTGGAACGGGACAGTGCCCGCATGGGACGAAGTAGCAGCATGATGAAAACCATAGCCGTCATAAAGACACTGCTAGATATCGGTCTAGCGTTGGCTAGTGCTGGAAAGCAACCGGCTCTAATCATGTTGTTTCTTGGTTATGCCGTCTGTGACGCTGCGGTATTCTTCCTGTGACCGGAACTAGTGTGTTGTTTGTCGGTGGACCTTGGGACGGACATCGTAGGGTTATGGATCACACACCATCACGCTTCTACGTGGAAGTACTCACCAAGGTGTCAGCTGGTGACATAGACGAAGAAACAGGTAAGGACAAGCCAGGGCCGATCGAAGCATCCGGGCAGGTTCAGTACGCCAAGATCGTGTTTGGAGATTCAGTGTTCTACAAGTCTATGCCGTCAACAGACTGGCGGAGGTCTCCGACCAACGAGCTAGCTACTGAGCTTTTCAAGGGGTATCGCAACCTATGAATAGCAAGCAGGCAAAGCGGCTCCGGCGGAACACTAACAAGCACATACAAGCGGTGCTCGGGCCAGATGTAGACATCCGTACCAAGAGCTACGACAGGGGATTAGTAGACAGCCAGCGCTACAACTCGACAGTGACGAATCTAGACGGGACAGTTACCAAGCACAAGGACACAGCAGTACAGATCCGGCTTACAACCGGGAGTCCGAGGCAGGTTTACAAGGCGGTCAAAAAACGTGTTCAAGCCAATAGGTCCAAGAAACGAAGCCGGGTTCTACCAGTCGTTCGAGTACGACCCGAGGAAGCTACCGGAGCTGTGGAGCACACCGGAGCAGAGAGATTACAATCACAACACGGAGACGTGTACGGTCTGTAAGGGCTACGGATACAAAATCCAGCGCCGTGGGCGCGAAGTGATCCGCGAGAATGTTGGCTGCGACAGATGTCTCGGCCTTGGCAAAATTCAGAAGCAAGAGGAAGTGGAGAATGGGACTCAAGCTGCGCGATGAATTTCTAACCGACTATGCGAAGGGGACAATTAACGTGACGGAGAATATTGCGGCGCTGGCTCAAGCTCCGGCGTCGGCATCGGCTGCCTACATGACAGTTGCTCAGAACATTGAGGCAACCTTGGCAGAGCGGGGGAGCCGCTACGGTAGCTTCGCGGGCCATGCGGCCATAGTGCAAGCGCTCAAGGGCATTATGCAGAAGGCTGAGGGATGGGAGCGGCTTGCCGCTGACCAGAAGGAAGCTCTTGAAATGACGGCTCACAAGATCGGCCGCATTCTCAACGGCGATCCTAATTTCCACGATAGCTGGCATGACATTGTCGGCTATATCAAGCTGGTGGCTGATCGTCTGGCCGGTAAGGCCCAGCCTTGAGACGGCACATTCTCATCCCTGATACGCAACTTCGGCCAGGGGTGCCAACCGAGCATATTACCTGGGCGGCACAAGCGATTGTCGATTATCTGCCAGACGTTGTGGTGATGATTGGTGATTGGGCCAACGTAGACAGCTTCAACAGTCACACACGGCCCGGAAGTGCTGAGACTGAGGGAGTACGCTTCAAGCAGGAGGTTGATTTCGTCAACGAGCAGGGAAAGATCCTTGTCGCTCCGATGGAAGCGGAGATAGCGAAGCGGAAGCGTTTACACTACAAGCTATGGAACCCGATACGCAAGTATCTAGGGGGCAATCACGAAGACCGGGTAGACCGATTTGTTAGGGATAACCCTGTGTTTGAAGGGATGTTCGACGCGGGCGTGTTTATAATTCCTGGGTTCGAGCGACACAAGTTTCTTGAAATCGTGGAGATTGACGGAATTGCTTACTCTCACTATTTCGCTAACACACACAGCGGCAGACCCATCGGTGGCTCAATTGACAACCGACTTAATAGAATCGGTAAGTCATTTGTGCAAGGACACGAGCAAGGATTGCTCTATGGTATTAGACAGTTCCCAGGTTCACTCACCCGGCACGGGCTTGTTGCGGGTAGTTTCTATCTCCATGAAGAAAGATACCGGGGGGCTCAAGGTAATGACGAGTGGCGAGGAATCGTCGTCCTTAACGAAGTCAACGACGGAAAGTATGACGTGATGCCGTTGTCTATGGATTACTTGCAGAGGAAATATGGCCAGTAAATCAAAGCTGAAGACGTTCTCCGTGTCAAAGCGCTATGTAGTGTGGGTTGACACATATGTGAAAGCCGAGTCATTCGAGCAGGCTGCTGTGATTCGCGATAGTCTAAAAGTCAGTGACTTCCTAACTACTACCGACGGTAGCAGCGTTAACGACTACGATCCGCTACCCGGCGGCGGCATTTACGAGAGTTGGTAATGCTGTCTAACGAAGACATCGAAGCGGCTGTCAAGATGCGGGATATTCTGGTCGCGTTAGACAAGCCGTCTGTAAAGGCTGTCCTCGAGTTCATGCTTGAGTGGAACAAAAACCGACCGGCTCCAACCGTATGAGTGACAAAGGCGTATGGTGGATTGAGTTTGGGACGTTCGCGCTGTTTTTCGCAGTGGTTAGCTGGCTATCGTTCCAAGAAGGCTATAGGACTGGCCGCCGGCACGAACAGGAGGAACGGCACTAGTGGAGGGCATAGAAGAAAGCCAGATTAATGACCGGGATATCCTAGAGGCTACGCACGTAGCCAGACAGGATCACTCCGGCCGAATCCAGTTTCGTACCAAGCTGCCGAGCGGGAGAGACCTTAATAGCGAATGGATACAGGAAAGCGACAAGACAAAGGCGATGGTTCTGTGGGTAGAGGCAGTCAGGGGACAGATAGCCCAGGACAGCAA